TTGGCACACAACTCATCAGGTTCATTGGGTGTGTCTTCCTTGATAGGAAGATGACCCATACCCATGGCATTGGCAAGATCTATAACAGAGGTCATCTGTCCTGTTCCTACATCTATTGTTCCTGTAAAATTACTAGGAATCAAGGTTGCAATCGCTCTGACAACATCCAACACATGAACCCAATCTCTTTTATGTCTTGTAATATACTTTGCAGTTCCTTGTTTCAACATCTCATATAACATATCATCTCTACTTCCTTCCTCTGCCCATACATTAAAGAATCTCATACCCACACTATTAGGTGGAGCCTGTATCTCATTTACTTTCTTTGTTATGGCGTAGGGATTCTGCCACCAACTATATGCACCAGCAGAACTTGCATACAACAACCTAGTATTATACTTTCTGCAATAATCAAATATGGGTTTAGATTTTTCAACGTTATTCTCCCAGAATTTATCAGGATTGTCTACACTATCTCTGAGTGCGGCATAGGCTGCTAGATGAACTATAAGATCATAGTCTGCACACCCAACGTCTACAAAGTTTTCTATATCATCTGGTCTGTCTAGTCCATCAACATCAAAGATGTCACTTAGAAAATCAAAGACATGACTACCAATAAAACCTTTGTGACCTGTTACTAATACTTTCATTTCTTCTGTTCTTTCATATACTCTTCTCTGCCATCTTTAGTAAAGACTTTCTTTTCATAATCAAAGTATGGGTGAGGTGCAGCACTTACAACAGGATCTTTAGTTTTATTCTTAATTACAATAAATCTATCAGCAGCAAATGTTCCTGCTAATTGCACCTCTATTTCATCTTCGTCTTTCCAATTAATGCTACCATCTTTTTTGGTATGCAACATCGCTTCTTGAATCTTATCAATAATTTCTTGTGTTAGTTTCATGGTAATTAATTTAAGTTATAATCAAATGATATACTTAAACGTTCATCATCTGATTTAGATGCAGTAACATAGTGCCTAAGATGAGCAGGGAACATTAACAACATACCTTGTCGTGGTGTGAATGTCTTCTTCCTACTATTCAGATCATCGAAACCAGTTACTTTTGGTTCTGTATTACTATCTATCCATGTATCCTGTGAAGATGTAAAACATATATCTCCACTATCAAATGGCACCTTCGGATAAAACACTCCAGAAAATTGTGTGTTATTGTGCTTGTGTTCGTGTATATAATTGCCTTTCTCTTGTAAGTTAACCCATGAGTTTGTCCTTACTAAGGTATGAAACTCACAATCAATCTGTAATGTTTTAATAAAATTATATGCCTCCAAATCTATCCAATCTCCTATGAATTTTAATTCTGGATATGATAGCACATCTAAACTTGCGTCAGTGGTCTTCCCATTCGGTTTATCATATACATTGTAGTCTTGCTTGAACTCTAATGTTCTAATAAAATCTATTGCAGATTCGAGAGAGAATATTGGATTAAAAATATTTTGATACACTGGCGTCGGAAACAATATATGAATGTCAGACATTATGCATCCATACTCTCCATATATTGTTTATCATTTAACCCTGCTGTCTGAACCTGAGTGAGTCCTATGTTTCCTTGATACCAACCAGTAGCAATATATTTGTCACCAGATATAGGAGGATTACCTCTATGTAAATGAGTGAATCCACCTGGCCATATCAGTACATCTCCTTTCTGAGGTTTAAATTTTTTCTTCTGATATAAAAATTCTGTTTCTCCACCTTCTTCTACATCATTCAAATATACCATCCATGCCATAGTTCTAATATTATTATTGTAATTAAGATTCTCAGCATGAAACATATGATAACCTTCTGTCGGTGCTGTCTTCTGCATTAAAACAACTGCACTAACATAATTGAAGTTAGTTAGATATGAAAACTCACTTACATAATAATATAAACATCCATTTATACCATTCATTAAATCTTTTGCCTCTCCTGGCGAGAAAGCATCAAGACAAATTTGTTTGTCTTTTACATGTGTATATCTTCTACCTTGAACTTGTTCTGCTTTATCCATGTAAGAACATAGAAAATCACAAAAATTTGGGTCTATAGATTTAGGAAAGTAACCAATGAAATCATTAATTTCAAAGTGTGGTTGTTGCATTTTTTACCAATAATTTAGGGGACATCGAGAAGCAGTAAACTTAACTTTGTTTACTAAGAAACAACCACACTCTCTACAAACATGGCGACTCTCATCAAATCTATTACACTCTCTACATATATCTATTCTTGCATTTTTAACCTCTTCGGGAACTAATAAGTATCCCTTACTTACAAAACCTTTTATGATATCGTAAGCGGTCTTAGAAAAGTTTTTTGCCTTTTCTATATTAGATGGTTCATCAGACATCTTTAACGTAACATGGTACACCAGCTGGGTCTAACCACTTGGTGTACTCGAAGTCATCTATGGCAGTCTTGAACTGCATGAAGTTATCACAAAGGTACATATCTTTATACCCATTATGATTGTTCCACTTCTGAATACGATAGTCTGGTTGACCGTTCTCTAGTAGATCAGGCATCTTTACATACCTGTATGGGTCATTCTGTACTAGAACTTCAATCATTAGTTTGCCTCCAAATCTTTTGCTATTAGACTCATGACAAGTGAATACTCCTGTTCTGGATCTTCTTCACTGAACTCATGGCCCTCACCCTTATAATATCTCAAAACTTTTTTATAAATTTTTGGATACTTATAGTCAAGAGCAAACTCTTGATCAACTGCTTTCTCCAAAGCATCTAGATTTTTTTTGAACTTAGAAATAAAAGTGGACATTTTTCTAATTGGTTTACGCCACTATTCTACATTCAAATCACTTATATGTCAAGCACCATCATCATGGTTCCACATATGTTCTATGTCCTGTGCCTGGCCAGAATCAATAACTGGTTTCAAAACATTCTTATCTGGAACCAACGCTATCTGACCATCTGGAGTATCTAATAAAAAACTTTCACCAGATTGTGCTCGTGAAATTATTTCGTCAAAATTTTCTTCCAGATATTTCAGACTTATAATTTTCATGTTGGTAAAGTTAAGTTCTCTGATAATCTATTTGATGCTTCGATCTTAGATTTTTGTTGTCTCGCTCTTAAGAAAGTTAATACTTCTTCTGGTTGAGTCAAGATGTATGGATCAATATCTAGATTGTTTCTACTGTCTGCTCCATCTGGAATCTCTTCTTCTAGAAATGTCATCTGACAACCATTTTCTATTAGTACAACATATCTCCATGCTCTCTTACCCATACCTTTGTTGTACATTTCAATTACACCTTGACCAGCAGCAATGCCTCCTTGATTGTCTATTCTATAAGTTAAAGCTCCGTTTCCATCTGGAAGATACTTACAGTTTTTAATCTTCATTTTTTTCCACCAAGCATCCATAACGTATGCATCATTCATACAAAGAAAATAGATGTCATCTATATGAGTTGCATCATCAGGATCACCTATTATTGTTGTGTCTTTAAAATGTAGGTATAATTTTTCATAATCTTTCACCATCTTTTCATCAGTTGGTGTAAATGCTCCGTTAATTGATACTAGGAGGACTGATCTTCCTTCAAATAATTCAGCAGTAGATTTCTTAACTAGTGTTTTAGCTCTACCACCCGCTAGGAAAAATAATTCAGCATTTGGTATTAGATTCATTTCTTCAACAATTAAATTATTAGTATATTATATATGTAAGACAATTTCAAACTCTTTTAGTATAGAGGCATTGGGATCTTGATCTTTTATGTTACAATATTCCAACCATCTTAAAGTTGTCTTGTCTGGTTCTTTTAAACCTCTACCATACAATATGGTGTTGACTCTATCGTTTAGAGTACAGAACAAATTAGCAATATGTTCCGACTTCATTCCTATTAGATTTTGAATTTCTTCTCGTGTAACATTAATTTTGTACATTTGAAATTCAGTGCCATATATTGAATGAAAAAGGGCAGCTACCTGTTCATGATGAGGTCTGTTGTGACCATTCATCATACCAGCAACGCTTATAGAATGTGAAAGAAGATTTGAATCTCTATGGGGTATGTTATCCGCACCTAGAGAAGTCAGATAGTCAACACAATCACTAATTGAAATAGTCTTTTCTATAGTATCGGCCTAAGATGTTACTATTATAATATGCTGGTTCTCCATTGTCAAGAGCCTCTGTTAAGACATTATTGCTAAACAGTTGTCTGGTCTCCTCATAGTTGGTTTTCCCCAGAGTTGTATGGAGAGACAGGATCTGTCTGGAAAAATTATCCTTTCCATAGGCGGATACGTCGGCTTTGAGTTCGGGGGACGATCCATAATATTTCTTCCAATCTGATTCTTTAGTGACTCTTCTCTTGCCTCCCTTAGGCTTGCGTTTCTGTACGAAATATTTTCTACCGATGTACTTTTTACCTGTTGTCTTATTTGTAATGAGGTAGACGTAACCGAAGAAATCGCCAATGTCGTCAGAAGTAAAAGGTTTACCCTCATATAGCCAGGGGTTTTCGTAAACTCCTCCTTCAACCATTTCATGATTTTCATATCTTTACACTATGTATAACAGGTTTTTCATTCCTCAAAACGTTGTATAGTTCTCTGTTTTCAGATGCAGATACAGGATAGAACTCAGCACTGGCATCAAATCCATCATACCTTTTTGCTTGGTTAATTACAATAGAACCTTCCTCTCCTGATTGTGACCTGTGAAATGTTCCACGAGGTATCAATAGAGCGCCACTCTGTCTGGTAAGATTGACAAGATGATATGGATACTTCCATTGTAGGTTCACTAATTCAAATGTCCTTGACCCTGATACTACTCTATTATAATCGTCTTGAAAACTATGAATATAAAATGACTTTGCACCTACACAATCATCTGGTGGTGAGGTGGCAGGGCCATCATGGATTACCAAGTCTGCTGCATTAGATTCCTCAACAGATATGTCATAGAATACAACAGCATCTGTCTCTCTAAAGATCCTATGTTTTATAAACTGAACTTCATTCATGACCAAATCCTCCTTAACTGACGAACATCAGTTACACCATACAATGCTTTGACAGTTTCTTCTGCATCTTCTCTTAGATTAGATGGTGAGAAGAACTCCACTCTCGTCAATCTATTTGAGTTGAGTAGAATATATGCCTGCCACTTAGTTTCTTTCATTTTAATTTATTCCAAGTGTCTTTCCAACCTAAGACTTCCACAACCATACCTAGTTTATTATCTGTAATGGCATCTGCTAGTGGTCTGTCATTACCATGTGGGTCTAATCTATCTCCAAAAAATACTACGTCACCATCAGGAAAGTCTCTGATGATCTGACTCTTATCACACCCTTTGCTTGATATATCTACACCTGTTACACCACCTACGAAAGCATGTAACTCTGGAAACTTCTTATTGAATCTCTCCGCTATTCCTTTCCTCTCTTCTTTAATAGAATCCCAATCACTGTAAACTAATCTCTCTGTCTGATTGGCACCTCTACCTACTACACTGAAATTGACACAGCCTGGTCTTTCTTCTATATGTGTTCCTGTTCGTACAGGGAAATGACTCTCATGTAATTCTTCTAGAAGATGTTCTCTTGCCTCTAGTGGCAACTCCCAAGGATTTCTATAAACTGATAGATCACCCTCGTACACATCATTACCAGCACAATTATACACCCTCTTACAATTACAATAGAGAAGGTGTGTAATTTGTTCTATAGTTTTATCCCTATCACTTCCTGTAACAAGATAAACTTCGTTTGCTAAGGCAAAACTGTTGAAGAATATCAGAAAGTCAGGATCAATCTTTTGCCTACTGGGAGTGAGAGTCCCATCAACATCAAAAATATATTTCATCTTATAATTATAATATCAATTTGTTATTTTGTCAACTACTCTCCGCCGCCGTCCCCGCCACCGTTTCCGTTACCGTTTCCATTTCCACCATGTCCATTACCATTTCCATTGCCATTACCATTCTTTCCTTTAGTTTCCTCCGAGTCATCTTTGTCTGGTTTTAGCATTCCACCATAACCTATCTTCATTCCTTTAGGAATTTTTTTACATTTTTTTGATTGGTAACAATAGTACTCACCCTCACCACAAGTTTTGTTCATGTGGCCTTCATTTATGAAACGAAGAATAGTTAAGTCTACATCATCTTTAAGATTTTTTAATCTTAAAGCTTTTCTTGATGCATCTAGTGGGCCCATTGACTGTTTTAGTATTGTGCCTTTCCTTTTCAAAGATTTTATCATACCAGAAACTTTCTTGGTAGATTTTCTACCTTTTTTGGCATGTATACTACTCTGTCTTGCTCCACTTCCTAAAGTTTGAGGGCCTCTCTCCATAATCATTTCACCAGTCTCAGGTTCAAAGGAACAGTTCCACTTACGGAGTGACTTATTGATCCTTGAATCAGGATCTCTTGCAGTCTTAGCTGAAGTGAGTTTCTTTTTCATACCTCTCATTCTTCTACAGAATGATAATCTTCTTTTAGCTGACTTAGATCCTTTCTTCAACTTAGATGGTTTGGTTGTAACCGCAGTCTTGAGTTTTGAGCCTGGATTTGCAGCACGATACGATGCAACACCTTTTGCATTGAGTCCACCTGACTCACTCTTGCCTGCCTTTCTCTGCCATGCTGGACTCTTTCCTTCACTCATGTCCTCTGCTTTCTTCTTTGCAATTGCTTCGTCTTCAGCTTTTAGCTTTCCCTTAGTCGCAGCATATGCTTCGTCTTCAGCTTTTTGCTTTCTCTTATCATCAAGATGTTTTTTCACAAGCAACATGGGTATTAATGGCACTGCTGCTTCACTTCTTGTAATCTTTTCATCCTTTGGATTCTTATCTACATTCAATTTGCCTGCATAACTACCATCTGGTTTGATGGGATCACCATACTCATCTCTCTTGAAACTTCTTTTAATTTTACCCATCACTTTCTTTTCTTCTCTCACTGCGTCTGGGCCTTCATATGATCTTTTCAAACTAGTTAAGGTTTTATCTTCCTGTCTTTTCATTATTTTATCTTTAGCCAATGATATACCATCCTCTCTCTTATCCATCTTTTTAAGAGCATTAACTGCCTTTGTATTTAACTTTGCTGCTTTCTTAGGCTTTTTCGATCCAAGTTTCTCTTTTTTTGAGTGATATTTGTCAGCCTTGGCTTGAAGTTTTGTCGCTGAATCACTGGCTTTATTAATATAATTAAGCATGGTTTTTGTTTCTAACTCATTAATATTCTCTTCACCCATGATAGCACCCTTGCCATGCTTTTTCTCGATCTCAGTCTTTACAATTTCTAATGCAGTTGGCATTCTACCACCATACTCCTTTCGTTTTTGTTTCTGGTATACAGTATCACCTTTGGTTTGATTTTTGAAATTTTTATAATTTTTCTTTATAGTAGTTGCATCTACTTTTTTCTTAGAGCTTGGATCACCACCAGCCATTGCAATACGATCTTTAATATGATCATACCCTTCTTCTGGAATGTAAGACTCTTTCTTCACTTTCTTCTTATCGGTACTAACATATGTAGGTTTTGCAGCACCTGTCTTAGACTGTTGGTTAGGGTCTGCCTTCTTCTTTCTTCTAGATGCAGAGAGTCTTTCTGCTTTAGTCATACTTGCTCTCTTAGATGATGATACACACTTAGGAGTACCCTCACCTGGCTCGTCACTAGCACAAGTTCCACCTGTTACTACATTGACCCAACCGCCTTTACCATCTTTAGACTTAGAACCTTTGAACCACTTGTGTAGATTACCCTCAGTATGCATTTTCTTTTTCTTTCTCTTTTTTCTTTTAGAATATCCCGCTGGGTTATTGACATTTCTTTTCGCAGCATCTTGACGAGCTATACTATTAGCTTTTCTTCTTTGTCTTGGATTTGTCAAATCAAATCCTCTTGCTTTTGCAATCTTGTTCATATGGTAATTACCATCATCCTCATGTAGATTACTCTCCATTGTAGGAGTTCTTTTTGCATCTGGTTTATTATAAATTTTATTCAAATCACCTCTATCTTTGTTTAATTTTTGATATTTTTTACTTGCATAAGTAGAAAATTTCTTTTGCTGCTTATATGCCTTCTCTTTAGTCTCATTATTATCTGCATGTTGGTATTTTTTATTTGCAGCCATGAATGCTTTGTTTGCTAGTTCACCACTAATTTCATTTACAGGTTCATACTCTTCTTTCTTAAGTTTTCTTTTCTTAGCAACCATCAAGTCCATCAGTCTTTGTTTCTTAGAGATTGCAATAGCAGCCTGTTGTTTTCTATTGACTGCCTCATCCACATTCAAGAAGTTAACATACTTCTCATGTTCCTTCTGTCTTAGTTTGTTCTTTGCTATTTTGCCTGCATCCCTTTTGAATCTTTCCTTTGCTGTGATGGCTTCGTCCACCATACTCATGTCTGGTTTAAAAGAATTGAATTGACCCTCTGGTTTGTTCATTCTTTTTATAGTTTCTTTGGGAAGTCGTTTCTGTTTTTTAAACTTATTTGCCTGTATATTTTGTTTGACAGTTTTTTCCGATGCTGCCATCGTTTCATCATGAGCGCTTTCTTTTGTAAAATCGTTACCTTTAAAGGAAGAATACTTATTAACATTTGATATTGCTCTTTCAGCACCAATTTTAGGATAAGTTGACTTGTAATAATTTCTCACATTTGTAGCACCATACTTAACTTTTAAAGCACCTAAAGGATGATTCATTCTCATACTGTTTATCTTATCTTTCATCTTGACAGGATTTCCACCTGGCCCTCTTAGAACTCTAACCTTCTCAGCATCTGTTGCCAAGTCTTCTTTAACATCTCCTGTAATCTTAGGAATCATGACAGGTTCCATCATCTTCTTTTTAGCCCAGTCATCTGGAACCATGAGATGTTTGGTCTTAAATGCCATGTGTAGTGTTGTAGTATCAATATCATTCTCTTTTGCAATCTTACACATCAACTTATCTACCTCATCATAGGTAGGATAGTCCATCTTCACTAGACCATCTTCTAGTTCCTTGACGTAATCTTCGTTGAATGATTCTTTTCTCACTTTTTTATTAGGTAATCCTTTATGTTTAGTAGATGCAAATTTCTTCACATCTTTTTTCTTCATGCTGGAAGCAATTCTTTGAACCTGTGGCGACGCTTTGCCTTTGAGAGTGCCTTTTTGAGCCGCTCTAACAAGCCCAAAGAGTCGTTGTTGTTTTTTTGAGACTGCTGGCATGTCATTTGTTTCTCGCTTTATCTATCTGTCTACCAATCTTTCCACCAACTTTAGAACCTAAGTATCCACCTGCTAATTCACCAGCAACCACAGCGGGCCCGTCAGGAATAAAAAATCCTGCTGCTCCACCAGCAGCACCACCTATTGCAGCACCTCTCTTTTCATACTTACCATCACCAACCATCTTATTTTTATTACCTGTTGCTGCGTCTGTCGCTATCTGTTTACCTTTGTTGATCGCTGCTTTCTCACCAGCTTCAATACCCTTTTTAACTACTTTACCACCTCCTTTTCCACCAAGTTTAATACCTTGACGAATTAGTTCTCTTTTAAATTCATTTAGATAAACATCATTTACATAACTATAGTCATCCTCCTTTAAAGATTTTGCAATATCAGATGTTACTGTTCCTTTAGTTTTGACACCTCTTCTCTTCTCATGCTCTTCTCGTCTTTTTTTCTGTGCGTGATCACTTTGTGTGGCTCTAAGTCCATCCTTTGATCTGTAATCGTCCTGAAAGTCTGAACCAAACTTATTAAGTGTTCTACCACCTTTCTTCACAGGATTTAGAACCTTTACTTTCTTAAAGCTTTGTTTTCTCGTTCCTTTTTCGAGACTACCATCTTCCCTTTCGACTGGTTTGGTTTCAAATCTATTAATGTTTCTTCTACCAACATTTCCTGTCCCTCTATGATCATATCCCCCAAATAATTTACCCTTACCAGCTCTATTAGCACCTAGTGTTTTTTTAGCAAACCTTTTACCTACTCCACCACCACCTCTTACAGAGGTTTCCATTCTTTCCTGTTTGTTAAGTTCATTAAGTTGAAGATCAGATCTCCAATCAGAGAAGTCTTCTTTCTTACTCTTACCATAGTTCGCAGCACCTTTCTTACGGCACTGAACTAGTCTACCAGATGCATATGCACTTGGCCATACACTTGCACTTGCCTTTACCTTATGATAACAAGCATCTTTCTTACCACTACCCTTTCCCTTCTTATCTGATTCAAAGAGTGCAGTCTCTACTGACTCTCTAGAATCCCAAAGATCATTCTCATTAATAAATGTATCAACTAACTCTTTATCAGTCCATCTATCAATATCATATCCCTCTTCTGCTATACCTTCCAACCATGTGTCAAACTTTTCTCTATGATTTTCAGTCTCTATAAGCTTGAGTGCTTCCCACTCTTGTCTAAACTTACCTGTTGTATCATTATACAACTCTGATTTTTTAGTTTTCATTTTATCAAATCTTTTTCTTTCGTCATCGGAAGATATAGTACTGACAATCTTTGAAGATTTATCTTGTAATTTACTACCTTCTTTAGTATCTAGTCCTTTACTGAGTGCTTCACGACTATAATTACCAGCCTTGCGATACATCTTTGTTTTAGGAAGAGGTTTTTTCCCTTCAACTATCTCACCTTCTGGTTCATAAGAATTTTTAACTGTAGTAGGGCCTTGTATTCCAAAGTCTCTAGCAGATGTATTAATAGCTTTTCTAGTTCTTACATCTACCTTACCATTTTTTTTAGGCGGAAAGTTCTTATTAAACTTTCTAGCAACATCATCTTTGGATCTAAAAACTCCATCTCCTCCATCAGAGTAGTGTCCACCAGAACTACCAGATGATACTGATGATTCATAAATTGTAGAGTATGCTTCAGATAAATTCTTGTCCATTTTGAAAGGATACAGTATAGCTATCATAACGTATTTATTATATCAATAAATAGAAGACAGGGACTCTATAATTTTTAGCTAAATGGCTCGTCAGGGAATATTTACTGGATTCACACCGAACGATGGACTGGGAGATTCCCTAGCCTTGGGTGCTAGTAAGGTCAACGCAAACTTTTCGGAAATATATACTACCTTTGGTGACGGAACAAACCTTAGTGCCAATGCAGGGAGTGCTGGTACTTGGACTAAGGCGGGGAACACAGGAATATACACAAGTAAGAACGTAGGTATAGGAACAACTCTCCCCACTGCAGCTCTGTATGTGTCTGGTAACGCACAGTTAACAGGTATTACAACTGGAACATTCGTTGGAGATGGTTCTGGTCTAACAGGTGTGACCGCAGTTGGTCAAGGTGTTGTTATAAAAGATAGTGGCACACTCGTTGGTGTTGCACAAAGTCTTAACTTCGATAGAAACTTAGATATTACACAAGTATTTGGTGGTAATGTCACAGTTTCTGCTGCTGACACAGTAGGATTTGCATTTACCTCTGGATTCTCTACCACATCTGGGTATGCAAACGTTGCTGGAGTATCTACAACATCAGGAACAGCAGGGTTCGCTGACACGGCAACCTTGGCTATCAGTGCAAACTTCGCCACAGTCGCTGGTATTGTAACATACGCATCAGCATCTGGAGTTGCAACTAACTCAGGAGTAGCCGAGTATGCGAAGGTAGCTGGTATCGCATCATACGTTGCCAATGCAGGGTTCTCAACCATGGCTGGGTATGCACATACAGCTGGTATCGCCACAGTCGCACAGAATTTAACAGGAACTCCTTCTATTACTATAGACAATATCAATTCTGCGATTGGTATTGTAACAATGCCTGGCCAAGGCAGTAAAATGCGTTTCGACTTTGATGCAACAGGTGATATGCCTACTGCAGCAAGTTGGAGAGGTATGTTTGCTTATGCAAATAATACTAAGACTGCATATGTTTCGACTGGAACCACAATGGGTGGTTACAGTGGTTGGAGACAGTTACTTCATCAGGATCACAACGGTAACTACTACACTGTAGGTGTCTTAACTGCATCTAAGTTCTCTGGTGATGGATCTGGACTGACTAACTTACCATCAACAGATAGTATTTGGAGATCAAACTCTACTGGTATCAACACATCAACCAACGTTGGTTTAGGTACTACCAATACAGAAGGATATGCTCTTAACGTATTAGGTAACTTCAAGTTACAAGGCAGACTGGACGGAACTGCAACAGGTAATATTCTACCTCACCTATGGACTAATTACAATGATCTACCAGCTGCTGGAATCAATCATGGTCAGTTTGCTCATGTTCATGAATTTAACAAGGCATATTTTGCTCATAATATAGGAACCACAATCAATGTTACAGTCAGCACCGACACTGTGGGTGGTCAAGCAACAGGTGTATTCTACTTTAATGGTGTAGAAAAACCTGGCAATTTCCCCATTGCAAGAGGTGGTACTTACATCTTAAACCAAGATGATGCAAGTAACGTAAACTATAACAGTCAAGAACATCCATTGATGTTCAGTACAACTCTAGACGGAGAGTTGGCTGGTGGATCTCATTACATGATGGGTGTCACCTATAAGTTAGATGGTGTTCAAGTCACCATGGCTGGATATGTTAGTGGATTTAGTAGTGCTACTACTCGTAGAATAGAGTGGACTCCAGTAGCAGCTGCACCTAACACACTATACTACTGGTGTCATTACCATACAGGACAAGGAAATACTTTATCCATCAACAATGAAGGTTGGATGGAACTTGTTAACAAAAATACTGATAGGACTGTAGGAACAGGAACTGAGAACTATAGAGTTGGTGTTATTACTGCAACTACATTCTATGGAGATGGAACAAACCTATCAAATATTACTGTCTCATTTGCAAACACTGCTGGAGTGGCGACTGTTGCTGCTGGATTGACTGACAAACCAGACATCCTAGTTGATAATGTCAACGCAACAGGAATTATAACTGGTGCAAGTTTTGTAGGAGATGGATCTGGACTAACTGGTATCACTGCATCTGGTAGTGGTATAATAATTAAAGAGGGTGGAACTCTCGTAGGAACTATTGGAACTGTAAACTTCGGAACTGGTTTGAGTGTTTCCCCTGCATCCGCTGGAGTTGTAACAGTCACTGCATCAGGTGGTGGTGGCGGTGGATTATCTGGTATTGTTGTACAAGAAGAATCATCATCAGTAGGATCTGCACAAACAATTAACTTTGTTGGTTCTGCCGTGACTGCAACCTACAGTGGTGGAGTTGCAACTATTGATATGTCAGGTGCGGTTCCATTCACAGGTGCTGCAACTCAGATAACTGCTCTTGATATTACACAGTACGAGACTGCATACGCATGGGGCAACCATGCAAGTGCTGGATATCTCACAAATATTGCTGGTCAAAACATAGGAAATCTTTCTAACGTTTCCAGTAATGCACCAAATAATGATGATGTATTGAAATGGAATGGATCATCATGGGTTCCAGCAGCTGGTGGTTCTGGTGGTGGTATTAATGGTATCACCATTAAAGAAGAGGGAACTAACGTTGGTACTGCAACTAGTATCACTTCAATCAACTTTGTTGGATCTGGAGTTACTGCATCTGGTTCTGGTCAAGACGCAACTATCACAATCACTGCGTCAGGTGGAGGTGGAGGAAGTATCTCTACCACTGGATTCGGAACATATACTGCAGCTGCTGGAGTTGAATCACAAATAGATTCATTCGCAGCATCAAGTTACTCAGGTGCTGAGTACACATTCATGATTGGTCTAGGAACATACAGACAATCACAGAAAGTTCTCGTAATGCACGATGGTACTACTGCGTTCTCACAAGAATATGGTATCATGTACTCACCAGAACAACAGGTATCTATTGCAGCTACAATAAGTAGTGGTAATGTACAAATTAAATTTACTCCAGAGGCAGGGATCTCTGGTTTATCTACATATAGATTCATTAAGACTCTAATTCAAGGAATATGATTAGAACAGATAACAACAATGTTATTGATAGGACGAATCTGGCCGTCGTTCCGACTGGAGCTGATGATAAGAAAGCCTATTCTATCAAATGTTATAGCAAAGATGACTGGATATTCATACATGAAGAACTAGAAAAAGATGGATCACTGGAAGATAATATTCCTGATCCTTCAATAGTATGTCCAGATAAAAAAGAACATAGTGATACCAGAGCAACTTACATGTTGACTGATGCGGAAGCAGAGGACTTAAGAAAACATGAAAAGGTAGAGTTTGTGTGTATTGACTATGACGTATATCCAGGCAACTATCACCCAGATCCTAGAGACATTACTACTAGTGTACAAAAGATTGCTAGATTTGGTAAGTCAGTATCCAACTATAGAGCATGGAATACTGCACCATCTAGACCTCCAACATCTCAAGCTGGTATTGGTGCATCAGATAAGAATAGAACTGGATATACTATACTAAGACATACACAAAAAGAAAATCCTTGGGACTGCACTTCTAACGGAGTGACTGGAAACGATCACTTAATAATTGAACAAGATGTATTTCAATTAGGGGATGGGACTGGCGTAGATGCAATCGTATCAGATGATGGTTTTTGGGTTGCACACCCAGAGTTTTGCACTACTCCTGATGATCCTGTAGGATGGTCAACAGGAAACGCATTGACATGGAGTGGTATATCTACAACACCAGGCACATGTGGTGTTCTAGATCTAGTTCTCGATGGCCCTTATTATATTGATCCAGACTTCTTCAATAACAATCCATCTCTGTTGACACAACGTTGGGATGGCACAACAGTTCCTATAGATTCTGCTGCAAGATCATGGTGGTCTGATGCAAGTCAGAGATCAGTAGGATTCTCTACCATTGGTACTACAAGTGGTATTAGCACTTTCTATACCAGAGCCAGATGTAACGGTAGTCAGACTGCAAAGCCAACTAATGGAACTAACCACGGAACTCAGTGTGCTGGTCAGGTATTTGGTAAGAACTATGGATCAGCATACAATGCCAATAGGTGGGTTATCAATGGTATAGGTAGTTACGATGCTGGGATAAATGGTAGTCAGTTTGACGTACAAAAACTATTTCATCTATACAAACCAAACTACGATAGACATTCTGCAACATCTGGAAAACAAAATTCAAATAAAAACCCCACACTATCAAGTAATAGTTGGGGATATAGGTCTAGTGTTATTCACAGTACAGGAGCATATTATTGGTATAGACCAGCTGCAGTAGACGGAACAGTAACAGGAACAGCATATGATAGTAGTAGTGAACCAGCTTTCTTTGATCTACTAGGTTCATATGGTGATGGTAGTAGATGTAAGGGAGAGATGGTAGATAGTTCTGTTACCTCAGCTGGTAAAGAAATGTCTGATGCTGGAGTAATTTTTGTTTGTGCTGCTGGTAATAGTAATCAAACACAACAAAGTCCTGGCGACTTAGACTATGATAACTATTGGGCTACAAGTTCTCAAGGCGATAGTGTTGCCTTGGCATCTGCAACTCATTTTGAATTTGGTTTGCAATGTTACAATACTATCAATAGAAGAGGATGGCCACAGTCTTTAGGCAAGACTACAGCTGGATTATCTACTGCTGGAACTGAGTTCCCAGCAATTAATATTGGTGCATTGAATGATAATTACTTTGCTGGTGGATATGTCAACAATACAGACTATAAGGAGACTAAAGTTTCCTATAGTGATATGGGAACAGGCATTGATTGTTATGGTGCTGCTGATCAGACATTAACTTGTGATGGTGAAGCTGTAGACCAAACATACGTTCACCCAGAAACGTATAGTGGTTTAGTCCCTACTCCATATGATATTAACTTCAGTGGTACTAGTTCTGGTTGTCCTACATGTGCTGGTTGGTTAGTTACTAAACTTCAATATAATAGAGAATGGACTTGGAGAGAACTAAAAGATTGGTTGAAGAACCAATGTGGTACTCAAGATCCAGACAGATTTTATTATGGTCAGGACATTACATCATTCACTGCAACAACACAATCTTGGGAAGACGTTGCTTCACTACAGAGTTATGGACAAGGGCCTGTTGTAATATGGGATGCCCCCACTGGTTCACCTTCCGAACCAAAAAAACCTGAGATCACTATTACAAACTCACCTAATCTCAAGATTAGTGGTGGAGTTGAGATAAAGTTCTCTTAATAAATACTAAAAAAGACTAGCGCAATGGCAGAAAAATCGTTTGGTGTAAAGGATCTTAATATAGTTGGAGCAAGTGGCGACCCAACTATAGAGAGTAACGGCGACCTAAATTTAAAGGCTGGTCAAGTTGCAATCCAGACCAACACTACAGTCACAGGAGTTATTACAGCAACATCATTTGCTGGTAACGGAGCAAATATAACTGGTATCTCTACTGCTAACATCGTAAACTATCAAGTAGGTGGAAGTGGTGGTGGTATCACTGTTGAGGATGAGGGAACTCCATTATCAACAACTGCAACCACACTAAACTTTGTTGGAAGTTCTGTCGCTGCAACTGGTACTGGAGCAGAAAAAACAATTACTATCTCTGACGCTACTGTCCCTGCAAACAGTGTTTTTGATACTGTAGATGTTGTTGGAATCGTAACTGCTGGTAGTTTTGTTACTGATCTGATTACTGCAAACGGAACTGGTAGAGGATTCTGTACAAGATATTATATTACTGCGAACGGTTCTTCTTCATACAGTTTTGCAGGGCCTGGCCAAAGGAACAGTGTAGGAAATCCAACTCTCTATCTAATGAGAGGATTTACATACATGTTTGAGAACTCTACTGGTGGTTCACATCCATTCCGTATTCAATTTACAGGAACAACTACAGGTGTAGGAACATATGTCAGCGGAGCACAGAACGGAGTACAGATATTTACAATTCCACATGATGCACCAGGCAATTATGAATATCAATGCACTGTGCCTTCACATGCCAGTATGAAAGGTACATTTGTAATCCCTAGTTAATATCATGCCATTAGCATTTGGAATTGGAAAATCAAGAGGATCTGTTTTTGATCCAGCAGTAGAAGCCTGTAATTATATACAGTTTTATTGGAACTGGACTGACGGAAAAGACTTTGATGTTAGAGCAGAATTTTTAAGACCCACTGCCTTGGCAGGACAGGTGGTAGGTACAAATAGATTACCACAGATTATAGACGCTGGTGGATCAATCACCTATATGAAATGGGGTGGAGATAATGCAGATGATACTGTAGGATATGAAGGTATATACATTGATGTGGATGCAATCAAAACATTACCTGGCGGTATTCCAGAGAATCAAATTGAATTAGATATGAGAGGAACATGGTACGCTGAGGTGGGAGCACAACCAGTAGTCATAAGTGCAAGTGGATATGAAGGTGGAACTATGACATTAGAAAGAGATACACCAAATGTACCTGGCCATGGATTCATAAACACTGGATATGCGACTTCTTTTACAAACTTTAAAGTAGCGCCTGGAGTAGTGGTATCATCAGCAGGCCATAGTGAGTCAAATGGACAGAGATTAACCAAGGTAGTCATAGACTTAAACAGATTTACACTAACATTTTCTCAAAACTAAGTAAGTATAAATACGGCTAGAAAAATAGTGGGAAATCACATGAAAAGATTCTTACCTATAATTATGCTTTTGATGGCGGCTCCCATGTCAGCTAGAGCCGACTTGATTCACAGATTGACTACGAGTACACAACTCAGCGTGGACGGGGCAGCGACTCAGGCTACAAGAATTGGTTCTTCTTATAGTGTAAGTGGTAACAATATTACCGCTGGTACTATGGGTGGACTCACCAAAGCATCTGGTGACAACGCATCTACAGCAGCTGCAACACAAACTCAAGGTGCATACTCAGTTACCACAGCAGGCTCAGCCTTCAGCCTTACAGAGTCATTCACTATGGGCGACGCTGTTGCTCCAATCGGAACTGGTGTTGACGTATCTGCTGGTATCGTTGCTGACATGCCTGCATTTGGTAGTGTAACTACTCAAAGTGGCGGTGTGGCAGGAAGTCTTGCTGGTACAATTACTTCAGCGGGAGTTATGACACTAACAGCTGGCGGCGCTGGCACTTCAGCTACTGGCCAATTTGTGTCAGAAATATCCGTAAATTAGCGTGATATATAATAATGAAGAAACTTGTCGCTACAGCAGCACTGTTTTCGCTGGCTAGTCCAGTGATGGCAGTGCCAGTGGTGCCAAATTTCCAACAAGGCTCGATGACCTCCCGAACGGAAACCCAATCCACCGTGACGGAGACCATAAATTCAATTGATATGAGGACAGGATGGGAGTATTCCGTGACGGGCACAAACGTTTCCAACAATGGAGAGGCTTTGAACCCACCAGTAAGTACATCAACAGTGAACGTGACACCAAGCAGTTCCAACAGCTCCACAGGAGGAGTAATGGTAACAGGAACCGTAACAAGTTCGTTCGACTCTTTAGACTTTTCAAGCCCAACAAACTTCACGATAACAAATCCAGGCGGAGCGTTCCAATTTACGCAAAGTTATCAAGGGCCAGGCATGACCAACCAGACAATAATCCAGCGCGTAACCACCATAAATTCAGTCACAGACACAACTTCAACCTTTACCCAATAGGACTATGCTTACTATCAAATCTTGCGATTGTCCCTGCCACACTGGCGGAGAATGTAGGGGGTGTGAGTGCAACAGCCAATCCAATAGCAAATAGTTCTGGCTCGGTTACGAATCAAGCTATACAGGTTCTACAGGGCCCATATATAACCAATACTTATGGTAATGGTGTGCAATGTCAAGGTGCTACCATGAACATAACACCGTACTTACAATTTGCAGATTCAAGGAAAGATCCTTGGATAGATTTCTATAACGAACCACAATATGATATGACCGACTTTACTGGTCGTATTACAGAACAGACTGTCACGGTGAAAAACTATCCGTGGGAGTCATGGTATGATACTAGGACTAAGGCAGATGGAACTAGATGGTTCCCTGATGGTGAAGATATGGATATAACGGTACAAGTAGATGGGCCTGATGGTAAACCAGATAATCCTGGCGTTGTTGTATGGAACAAACCTGTTCGGACTGACTATCATGCCAATCAAAGTTTGAACTTAGGTTTGTCTGCTACTATCTCTATA